GATAGAAAAGAAACACGCCATTTCGATATGCAACGAACTTGAGAACTCGGGGATATTTAGCCGAAACTCCGATGGCATCATTTACTCGCGGAGAATGGTCAGGGAGCAGGCGAAGATAGAAAAAGAGGTCAACGAGGCTCGTGGGGAGGATGAGGCGGCGAAAATAGAGCAGGTCCTAAAGCTTTCACGCGAGAGGGGCATCGATACGGCCATGGAAATGAAAAAAATGCAGGCCTATCTGCTTTCCCATCCCGACAAGCGGTATTGCCTCAAGTTTGTTGTCAGATGGATGGACACGGCAAAGCCGACGCTCCCACCGAAGCGAAGGGAAAGGGTTAATAATTTTCATTGCTACAGCCCACCCACAAGCCGTCCTTGGTGTGGACTAGGCTCAAAAGAGGCTTGGGAGGCGGCAGGGAAGCCGTCCGAGGAGGATTTGATTTTAAGGAAGCGGGAGCTTGAGGGGGTGCCGGCGTGAACTTGGAGACCCAGACATACCAGCCTCAGGTCATGGATGCCAAAAGCCAGTATTGGTACCTTGACGCCGTATCGATCATTGGCGAGCTTGGTGGTGAGGCTCGGGCCGGAAGATTTGGCAACGAGGAGTGGGTTAGGGTTGGTCAGCCGGTCAAAAACTTCTGCGCCGACAACGGGATATGCTACTCAATTCGGTTTGCTTGTATCCGGCTTCCGGCGGACGGATGGAACTGGCTCAAAAGAATGCTCAACGGAGAGCAGTACGACAAGGCTAGGGAGATGTTCCTCATGTCCGGTGAGGAGTTTAAGCGGCGAACGGATGAGCTGATAGCCGATGCTGAGAAAAGGCACGGCAGAAGGGTGGGCATTCCCAATGTATGTTGACGTAGACAAGGCCGTGGCTCAGGCGCTTTCCCTGAGAATAGGCAACCTTGAGAAGCGCGTGGACGCCATTGAGGTGCGAGTTCAGGCTCCGTCCAATACGGATGATGCCATTGAGGGGGACACCGACTTCAAAAAAGCCTGCGGTTCAGTGGGGTATTCCGAGAAGCAAATTCTTAGCCACGACAGAACCGGGGAACTTCAGGATGCCAGATACCAAATTGCCAGAATTCTTGTAAGGGGTGGCCTGACCGTCCGCGAGATATCCAGAATCATGCGGAGAAGCTGTCGGTCGATACAGAGGATGATATGAAGCATATTTACGTTTGGGGCTATCTTCATCAATGCGGAGGGGCCGGACCCGAGGCCGGACACATCATAGAGTTGCTTAGATTCAACCAATATGAGGTAACGTGCGTCCTGATGCCGGGGACAGACGTTCTCAGCGCCGGAGAGCCACGGCGGAAGTATTTTGACGGGATAGGTGTAAAGACCGAGGAGTACCGCCCCGGAATGTTTGAGGGAAAAATACTTTGGTGCTGGTGTCAGGACGAGGTGTTTTCCCATCTTGTGACAAACAATGAGAAGCCGGCCATTTTCGCGTACTGGCCATGCATGAATACGCTTTCCGAGAAGGAGCTTGTCGGCCTGTCGCTTGTTCCGAATGCGGCTGTTCTATGCCAGTCGAGGTTTCAGCATTCAAGGCTTGCCCCGATATTATCCGGGTACGGAATAAAAAATACGGTAAGAATTTGTGGGACATACTTTAATATTTATTCTCCTTGGAGCAGATTCAGGCTCAACCAGAAGGACAGGTCAAGGTTTGATGTCATTCGGATAGGTCGTGATGATCCGCTAAAATATCCGGATAATATGTGGGATATCGCCTATAGGCATGCCGCCCCCAAAATAAAGGGGTTCCATGTTGTTGGTTGGGGGCCCAATGGAGAGGCCAAGCTCGGCGACCACAGGAACGAGGATCATCCATACAATGGGAAAATCAAGGGGACCATTTTGGGCCATGTTTATGAGCCCCTGCTTCTTTCTGACATGATGGCGGCCAGCCATGTCACCCTGATGTACTATCCTTGGCTTGAAAATGCCCCGAGGGTTGCCTTTGAGTCGATGGCAAGCGGATCTGTGGTTGTCGGATCAAATACCGGGGGGATGCCGGAGTTTATCGCTGACGGAGAGAACGGCTTATTGTGCGACAATGACGAGCAGGTCATTCATCGGCTGGGAATGCTGGCGTTTGATGCAGATGCGAGAGAATCCTTGGTTCAGGGGGCTTTTGAGTCGCTCAGGCTTGGCATTGGAAATGGTCAGGCCGCGATGACTAGGTTTGCGGATTTCTTGTAAGCCTTGTTTTCTTGGGAAGCCTGTAGTGCGGGACCTTTCTTACCAATCCAAATTCGTCATTTACGCAAACCTTGAAGTATGCAATTTCAACAAGGTTCTTTAATTTGAGCCTTTTAAGGAACTTAAGCGCCTGAGTCCTGTTTACGCCAAGTTGTTCGGCAACCTGATCTGAGTTAAGCCAGTCCTTGGGGACCTTTTCGGCCTCGTTTGAAAGGGCTGAATAAAGTACCCTTGTCCAAGCATTTTTTGTTTTTGGTAGCCTGTGAAGCATTAGAATGATTTAACTCCTGTTGGAATTGTGAATTTTCCGCCTCTTTGTCTTGCAAGAAAAACATCGTGGCTTTTGTCTTCGCGGTGGATCAGGCCGTAGGCAAAGCCGTGTTGCCAGCGCATTCTTCGCATCTGATTCCTGTTGTAGGCGGGGGCCAGATTGGACAGACATCCAATGTTCCAAGCCTCCCTTGCGTCGATTGAGACAGACTTAAAATAGTCGATTGCGTGAGTATGCCCAAAGAGCACGTTCCCGTAGGCATCGGCATGCTGCTTGGCGGAATGGATAGCGTGGCCGTAGCCATGCACAAATTTAAGAGTTCCGCAGGCATAGACGCCCCCAACCGAGTCGTAGGGGAACATTCTCCCCCGTAGTTCTTTTACCAAGGCCTCGATGTTTTCGATCCCATCGTTTGCATAGTCTCTCGCAACGCCTGACCTTGAATTTTGGGCAAGGTCATAAATTCTTTCGTCATGATTTCCTCTTAAAAAAATCCTTTCGTCTCCAAAAGAGAAGAACTTCCTTAAAAACTCCTCTCCGGCTTGCCAGTCTTTTTCTAAGGACGAGGCCTGATCCTCGTCGCCGGCGCCCCTCCGGATAGCCTTAAAGTCCCATAGGTCTCCAATCATGACAACCAAGTCGGGCTTGTAGTCAGACATGAATGATAGGAGGGCCCTTACGGATGACTTGTCCTGTTCATCCCCATGGACGTCGCCTGCGGCAACAAACTTGATTGGGCTTGGCATTTACCATTTCCCCTTTGGACATTTTCCGGTTGCCAGCCTTGCCTTAAGCGCCATGAAGCACCCACAAATAGTGCAACGCCCGTCCTTAAAAAACTCGCACTGCTGACAGATTTCAAGACGCTTGTCTATTTCGTCTTTTTCAGATAACTCAAAACCTGATTTTGCCCAAACAATTGTGTCGCGATAGAGGCTTTTTGCCATATCTATCGCTGGAGGAGGGGTGCCGACAATTTGCTCGTTGACGACCCCGGGCGTATGGATTTCGGCCGGTCCTCCCGGCGGGGATCCAAACATCTCATCGGCTACGTCGACATTGAACCTATTTTCGCTCACGAGTCCTCCGTTATCGGAAAATTCTCAAGAATGTTTCTTATGTTTGCACCGCCCTCGATTCCGTTTATTTCGCCAGCCTCAAGCTTCATGGCGGTATTAAGGATTCTGTTTAGGCAAATAATAAGATGGTGAGAGTAGGCCACCGCATCCAAGGCTTCGCTTCTTAGGTTATTTGCGTACCAAAGCGCCCCAGCCGTCCAAAACTTGGATTTATGCTCCTCATGTCCGCTTTCATATTTCCTCCGGCCATCCACATAGGCGCAGGACCAGATGGAATGTCCGTCAGCCTCGTAATCCTTAGTTGTCCCGTTTTTCATCTCCACCTTCCTCCAGAAGCTCCTTTAGTGCGACCCGCAGGGCTGGGCTGGATTTAACAAGCTGGACAGGGTCATCCATTTTTTGATGAGCAACCATAATTTGTTGTCTTTCTACCGGTCTACCAACGATATAGGAAAGAGCCAGTTCGGCGGCCTTAATGCGCGTCGCGTAATCCGGAACCTCATCTGCCTGCTGTCTCTTCCCGTCCCACTGATGCTTCACGGCCGAAAGGGAGTCGGCAATTGCCCTTACGATGGATTGCTGGATTGACGGCTCGGAGAGGGCCTTTTCAAGCCACTCGGCCGGCTTGATGTCCTTCTTAATTTCCCGAAGAGTCGGCTTCGATCCAGTCTTTAACGACGATCGTTTGGCTTGAGCGGCGCTTTCTGTAGACACCGTCTCCGTCTCTTGATCCTGATCCATTGGTGTTCCCCTCTATGGTTATGCAGTACCTTGGCTTCGGGTCTTCTATGATCCCGGTGTGCCCGATTCTGCGTAGACTGCTAAAATAGATTCCGAAGACGTCACCACGCTCTGCCTTTTCGGTTGGCTTTCTTTTTCCTGATAACCATGCCGGAGACCAACCCGTTCTCGGCACTCGATCCGAAAGGCCGGCTTCTCTGAAGACATAGTAGTTGAAGGCAGCACACCAAGGGTGGCCGGGAGCAAGGCCCACGGAAGCAAGGATCTTGTCCACCACGGGCCCGGTGTTTGCGCCTCCTTCTTCCTTTGTCTCCAGTAGGGCTGAGGCGACCCAGACGACGTCATCTCGCGGTCCTGCGAGCGAGAGAAAAGGCATCGCAAGAACAGCCAAGGCAACACAATAATGCACTTGGCTATCTCCATGAGAGAAGGCATGAAATTGCCCCCAAGAAAAGAACCGACCACACGGCGATTGAATACCAAAGCCTCGCCTGTGGCGTTGCCGACCGCCAGTCCTGAGTCCAGCGATTCTCGTCGATGTGGTTGTCCAGCGAGGGCCACTCGATTTGAAATGCCAGCCAAGCAAGCCATACAGCCAAGAAATATGTTGCGGCCCCGATGGCAAGCCCATGAATTGATCCCCTGTCCCACACGCCGGCCGTTGGGTCAGCCTGCTGGAAAATTGGCCCTGAAAACCAAAAGACCATGCCGGCTATTAGGAAAGCCCAAAACCCCTGAAGCGTTGAAAAAAATCGTTTCACCAAGGTATCCCCACAAATTTTCGGGCCAGCCAGAGCAGGGGGCCCCTAAGCGAGAACAGAACAGCCACAATTAGAGCCCCGCGCCAAATCCAGAGCTCCTTCAGGGCCTTCCTTTGCTTCTCTTTCCAGTATAAGGCCTTGGAGAGCGCATCGTTACGCTCCTTGACGGCCTGTTCCAATTGTTCGGTATTGGTAAGGCAAAGTTCTTTGGCGGATGCTATTTGCTTTCTTGCCTCGTCTAGGTGTTTTCTTGTTTCGGGGTCAGCCGTCTTGTAGGCTTGCTCGAGGCGGGTTTCAGCGACGCTAAAGTCAGGGGCAGACCGGTGTGATACCGAGCTGCATCCGGAAAGCCCGATTAGGGCGAGAATTAAGAGCATTTGAGTCTGCATGGCGTTATCGGGGTTGAAAATGCCTGCGTACCCCACCTTCCCGTGCTTTGGTCGAATGTCCTTGCAAACCTAGTATTCTGCTCCCAAACCTGACCGGATTGGGCGGTTCGGTTTGTTCCGTTTGTTCGCTCGGACCTAGTCGATCTTTTTGTGCCTGTTCCACTTTTCCGTTCGTTGGACGATTCGGACCCGCCTACGGTCCCGGTCCCACTCGCGCGATATGTGTCGACTCCGCCTCCGCCGCCTGAGGATCTTTTTGACTCATTCTCCATCCCCGGACCACCTCCGCCTTCTGAGTCTCTTTTTGATTCAACATCTGATTGAGACGATGATCCTGAATTTACACTTGCCTCAAGGGAGGATTGTCCGGACGTTCCGGCCTCTGACGATGACCCGACTTCTCCATCTGCCTCTCCGGAGCGATCCGATTCCGAACCCTGAACTGATTCGCGGTTTGAGCTTGCCTCCGTTTCCAGCTCCCCGCTTCTCTTGGAAGATGTTTCAACATCTGATTCTAGGTCTCCGGATGTCTCGGAAAGCCCGGAACCGGCAATATCCACGGCCGCGACAGACATCCTGTCTCCGTTGGCAACAGTCTCAGTTGTCGAGGACGACTTAAGGAGCGTTTGGTACGCAGTCACAACCATCATCTCGAAATCAATTTTCTCCGGAAGGTCCACCATAATCCCGTTAAGTGGGTTCGCCTGATTGTTGTTTCTTGCCGTGGCAACGCCCTTTCGCACCTCCGTAAGCGCCGTCCTTATGAACCCATCAACTTCTGCAAGTGGAACTATGTTCATTTTCCAAAAAGAATTTGAAATTTAATAGAGAGGATTTGCCAGATAGCGGAAACGACGGCGCCTGCCACAACTCCGACAAGCCAAAGCTTGGCCCTCAGGCCGTGGGACTGCCGCTCCAATTCTGTAATCCTCATGTCACATTCATCAAGTTTTTGAACGTGGCCATGAAGCCAGTCGTGGATTTGAATCTGCCTCTGCTCCATTCGGGCAAGGCGCTCTCCTTGGGTTTGAAGCCGGTCCCTTATGTCTGATATCTCTATGTCAATGTTCACGGGAGAACGTCTCCGGGGAATTGAACGACGATTGGGACGCTGAACTTAACAACGCATCCCACGTCATCCTTCTCTGTTTCGGTTCTGGTGGTCAATCCGCTTGTTGATCTGGAGGTGCTTGTTGAGCGCGACGAAGAAGAGCTTGTTGACCCAGACCGACTTCCTGACGAAGACCCGCTTGAGGAGGAGCTTGTACTTGAGCTATTGCTCGAGCTTGTCGACCTAGAGCCTGATCCGGACTTGCTTGAGCTTGAGCTAGTGCTTGAGCTAGACGACCTAGAGCCAGAAGAGCTTGTGCTTGTCGACTTGGAACTGGATCCGCTTGTGCTTGTCGACCTGCTGCCAGAAGAGGATTCGCTCCTTGATGTTGACGAGGATCCGGACGAAGAAGTCGATTTGCTTAGGCTTCTTGAGGTAGAGGAGGAGTTGCTTGTGCTTGAGCTAACGCTCCTTGAGGACGAATTTGACGTGCTTGAACTTCGCGAGGTGGAGCCCGAATTGGATGAGGATGTGGATCCGGATGTGGATGAGCTTGTGGATCCAGAGCTTGAGGTCGATCCGGAATTAGACGAGCTTCCAGAGCCGGAGTTTACGGAATTTCCGGTCTGCTGATTATTGTAGTCTGCTAGGGTGTAACTCATGACGCCTGATTAAGAGCCCCCGTCTCCTCATCAAGACGCCAATACCTTCTGCTGATTGCCATGGTCTGACATTTGTCGGAACATTCCGACTCCAGAGATGAGTCCGATTTTGTGCCAGTATCGCTCTCGTTGTCTGATTGGGTGTTTGATGTGGTTCCGGTGCTAGTTCTCGTTTCATTGGTGGTCTCAAGGTCTGTCCCGCTTCCGGTTTCGGTATTGACGTCTAATTCGGAACCGGTTCCGGATGCTGAGCTACTTTCAGACTCAGAGTCAGTCCCACCGGAAGATGATCCGGATCTTCCGCCAGATGTCCCTGACTCTGATTCGCGCTGCCCCTGAATCGACGCGTCGGAGTCTCGGTCCGAGACAAGGCCCCCATCCCTGCTCGTTTGTGTTCCGGATTGGCTTGATGAATCCAGCTGAGTCTCGCCGTCAGACGATCCGACTCCAGAGCCGGACAGGTCCGCAGTAACGGATCCTGTTCCTCGCCTTTTTGTTCCAACGCTAAGATCGGACTCTCTTTGCAGGGAAACCTCTGCTTCTGCCGTGGTATCGCTGTCTCCGGAGCTTTCGCTTTGCGTGATGCCCATTTCTCTCGTTAGAAACTGATGCTTCGATACTAGATTTAACTCAAAATCAATTCTCTCGGGAAGATCGCACATCACGCCGGCGGCAAAGTCCGCAGTATTGTCCATTCTTGCCAAGGCAACCCCGCGCCGAATCTTGGTCAAGACATCGGTGACAAGCCCTGAGGTTAGTAGGATGGGGGATATTACTGCCATTTTAGTATCCCGCAGGGGTTAGCACTTTACTTATGTTTGACCCGGTTGGCTCATGGTAGGTCCTGAGGTATCCCTCAACTTCCTTCCCCTTCGTGATGGCGAGTGCCCTGTCAAGGCTGGGATTCCAAGCGACTGTCTGTGCCAACTCGGAAAGGATCAGGGGTATCACAAATGCCTCCAAATCGAATGTCCCGACATAAACGTCGGCTGGCGTTGATATGGACTGAAGTGAAAATTGCTGGGGCTCTAGGCTTGCGGAAAACCTTATTGTGGCTGGCTCGTTCGGGAACGGATATACCCTGACAAACGCCCTTACTGGACCCCCAATGGCGTCTCCAAGATGCTCAATTGAGTAATACTGCGGAACATTTGACCTTCTCGGGATAAGAACCTCATCCTCTTCAAGGGGAAGGCTGGAGAGGTAAGAAAGCCTGTATCTTTCGTCATAAATTACGGATCCCTCGATTCTGCGGATGGGCGAGTAGACCGGGACAACATCGTCAAAGAGAACGGCCTGATATGTTCCAGTTTGCCCGGTCCAAGGCTCGCGCAGCTTGGATCCGATTCCGAGCGGACAGCTCCTATTCCCAACTCGGAGCGTGTCCCCAATGTCATCGGCGGAAAGATCGTTAATTCCCGTGAAATCATACGACCCTTGGGTCAGGGATATTGAGCTATAATTCCTTGGCGGCTTTATGTAGGCCGTCACGGGAGTTACCTTTCTCCCGCTAGGAGCGTTAAGATGATACCGGGCCATGCCGGCGTTCATCGCTCCGACAATAACTGAGGCCAAGTCGGCCGGAATGGTGGATGGGTCCTGCGGTAGCGGGGTCGAGGAAAGAACCCTTTGGGCTAGCTGGAATGTGGTCATGCGGCCTCCGATAGGGTTTGCATTGCCCTGTCATACTCGGCCTTCAAGAGTGGTTCCCTCTGCTTCGATTTATCGGCAAAGAACAGAGAAGAGCATACAAGGTACCGAGCAATCGGGAGAAGAAGGGTTTCGGCGTAATTGTGGGGTATGGGGATTTGTGTTTGAGCCGTGTAATCAGCAGTTGTGAACGCCGGCGCTCGAAGGGAGGCTTCAAGGGCAAGAACCGTGCTAACAGTCGGGACAGGGATAACGAAAATTGAGAGGGAAGCTGCATCGGGCGCCGTTCCGCGACTCTGGTCGATGTAATAGGCCTGAGGGGGAGCCCCCGCGAGAGCCGTGATGCTTCCCGCATAAATGGATGCATAGTTGTCATATTCCCCCCTTGTCTTGATTGGGCGAAGCAACATGCCGTCTACACGACGCACAGGACCGAGAACGGACTGAATGCTTTCATTAAGGGGGGTTTCCTTTTGATTGGGCGGGATGGTTACCGACTCTTCGCTTCTGGTGTAGTAGTCAAGGAGGCGATGGCCCTTTGTCCAAAGCAACTGCATGGCTGAGTTGAGGTCGTTAAAAATCCTTCGGCGCATAATGTCCGGAGCGGCCGCATTGTTCGGGATGCCGAACACCTCATACATTGAGTCGATGGCTTCGTTTACTTTCACGAGTTTTTCCGTGGGCGTCCGCGCTTGCGGGGCTTCTCAACCCTGTCGTCAATCCTGTTTTGGTTCTCGTCTTTGAAGTCTTCCGGGTCCCTAGAGAACACCTTTTCGGCGGTCATATAGGCCTCAATGGCGGGGAGCGAGGATCCCAACGTCTCGGTTTCGGAAACCGGATCCTTCGCAAGTCTTACGATTGGAATGTAAATTTTGTTCGGAACGGAAAGAATGGACTCCAAGTCGGCGGAGTCTTCCGGGCCCAGTTCGCCACGATCCCAGAGGTGGGCGCGATGAATGGGCGAGTATACGAAAGTTCTGTTGGCGCCTTTGGCGTCCTGAATGCGCAGATACGGGAGATGTGCGGATCCCCCCAAAATGATGCAAATGGCTCTCATCAGAAAAGGATAGGGTGGGGGAGTTTTTTAGGCTCCCCCACCCAGTCCAATACCATTTAGCTAATGGTCGGCAGGGTCAGGCCAGCGTAGTTCACCGCGTGGGTCAGCACCAAGTAGTTGGGCTGTTCGCCATCGGGGCGGACATACGGGCTCTGGCCGAAGATCGACGTAATGTAGGTCTTACGCACGAATTCGCCGTCGTGATTTTCCTCGGAACGCTCGCCGTCGAGGGAGCCGTAACCGCGCACGGCGGCCATGGCACCAAGGATGACGGAGCGACCAATCGCCACACCGCTGGAGTTGGTCTCAATGATGAGCGAACCCACAGGGAACGTGGTGGTGGTGTTATTGGAGTGGAACGCGGCTCCGCTGGCCGTCGAAACGTTGGCGGAGTACGTGCTGTTCCAATCGGTAGACGCGAGGCGGCGGAACGCGCCCGTGGTCTCGGTAGTTCCCGAGAAGAGGGTGCGATCCAGCGTCAGGGTCTTTCCGTCGTTGGCCGAGTAGTGGAAAATGTTGTATTTCCCATTGGTCGGGTTAATCAACAGAACGAAGCCATCATCCTGCTGAGTCGGGCCGAAGCCTGCGCCGGTCGACAGGGTGTCGCCTTCAATGAACTTATAGGCATAGCCTGAGAAGAACTTGAAGTACGCGGCCTTGTCGATGGCGGAAGCGGCACCGCCGCCTTTGAGGGCGATGGCGGAACTTCCGGTGGTGCTGTCAACTGCGGTGGCCGCAGAGGCCTTCGAGTTGAGGGGCGAGCCGATCGCGCCGAAGCCGTCGTGGTCGGTCGGGTTGAACTGACGGATCGCATGACCATCGAGGTCAACGAATCCGCCGGTGAACTGAACGCCATTGTAGCCTTCGGACGCGGCGGCGGCCTGAACAGCGGCGAGGTACTTGGACTCGCTTTTGAGCGAGAGCAAGCCTTCACCGGTGGAGACCACCACGTAGCGGTTGATTTTGTTCTTGTTGATCGTGGCGACCGTGGCCGGACGGGCTCCGCGAGTGCGAAGCTGTTGACCGGCAGCGATGATGCCATCATAGCTGACAACGTCGGCGGAACGCAGGGCGCTCACACCGGTCTTGTTGCCGGCATAGATGTAATTCTTGCTCCCGCCTTTGTGCAGGAACAGTTTCATCAGCTTCTCGGTCTTGATGCGGCCAAGCCAGTTGCCCAGCATCACGGGGACGTTGGACTTGAGCTCGGAGGCCAGAGCCGTCTTTTCCTCAAGCCGGCGGTTGTAGGAAACCGCATGCCGAAGGAAGTCAACGGACAGGTTGTACGCGCCAACGCGGAAATCTTCCGTGTTGTCGTTGACCAGCGTGTCGCCGGTGACGCCCTCTCCGTAGAGTTGGGCCATCGTGCGGAACGTGATCTTGGATCCAGCGCCGCGACTCAGGTCACGGATGGACATAACAGGGTAGCTCTCAGTCGGCCCTTCGAACTGGTTGAAGAAGTTCTCAGCGGCTTCGGAGAGTTGTACCCCTTTCTTCCACAGCTCGGGAAGAAACGAGGACGCCTGACTGGTAAAGTCAGTCGTCGAATTGTTGGTAGGGATGTTTAATGCCGTAGGCATGTTATCATCCTCCTTTCAATTTAGCCTCAGAGCTTGGCCATGAGTTCGCGGAATTGGTCCACGTCCTCAATCTTGGACAAAACATCAGAGGCGGTTGGTTGTTGGGGTGTATTGGTGCGAGCGTTACCGCTTGCGGGTTGAATGGTGGGACTGCGTCGGGCGGCGCTTGGTGAGGGCGCGGCAACCTTGGCTGGAGAGGCCTTGGGGGCTTTCGGGTCCCTCGGGGCGATTCCAAGTTCGTTGGCGGCCATCTGGGCCAGCTTGAACGGCATTTGGGGGTCGCTGATGAGGGGGTTCCGGGTGTCCTGCAAGACATCGAAGATTTCGAACATCTTCTTTGTCAGGGCGGAGTCCTTGCTGGCCGTGTCGGGGTAGAATTCCACCGCCTTTTGTTTGGCGGAATTCAGGCTTTCCTGACGGGTGACCTTTTCGGCCTCCTCCTGTCGCTCCGCAAGCTTTTCGGCCTTGCGAAACTCCTTTTGCAGTTTGGCGATTTCAAGCTCCAGTGCCGCCGCCTTGTCGAATTCGAGGGCTTTTAATGCTTCGGCTTTTTGTGCTGCCTTGGCGTCTAGCTCGTTTTCGATTTCGGTAAGGTTGGGCAGCTGTTGGGCTGGCTCCGCCTGATCCTTTCCTTTGGCCATTTCCATCGCCTGTTCCAGCGAGAGGTCTGGGTTCCGGGCCCTGATTTGCAGGGCCTTTCGCTCGACCTCTGACCAGCTTCCGATGCGGATTCTCTCTGGGAGACCCTCCGGATCGGCTTCGTCGGCTTCCTCGGCCTTGGGTTTTTCCTGCTCCTTTTCCTCGGTCTTTTCGGCCTCTTCGGCTTTTGCCGGCTCTGGGGCTTCCGCCGCTTCAGCAGGCTGTTCGGCAGGGGTTTCGGGTTGCGAAGTTTCCCCCGCAACCTGTTCTGCCTGTTTAGCTTCGATGGCCTTGGGATCCAAGGTCTGGATTAACTCGTGATAGGCGCGCTCATCAAGCGCCGCCACATCCACAGTCTTGTTCTGCGTTTCGTTAGAAACGCCCGTCTGAGTGTTTGTCTCGGCTTGCGCCGGAGTGTTTTCGCTCATACATATTCTTTTGGGCTACATGGCGTAGCTCGCAAAAACATTATGAGCTTGCGACGCGCATCCTATTTGTCTCTTTCCTTTAGGGTCCAAGTGTCTGTTAATGCAAGATTGCCTTCGTAGTGGGGCCTGCCCCAGCTGCTTCCGGATGGGATTGTGACCCCGTCCACCAAAATGGTTACTTTTGTTGAGTGCTTCTTATATGCTCCCTCTTTACTGCCCTGAGTCATATATTCGCTTTGCCACCCCACGGTTGGGTATGTGCTTGTGAAGACGATATCTGGATAAACATCGTCTCTTTCTGGGTCATACCAGTGTCCTGTCTTGGGTATATGAATAGCTGTGACGGAAAAAAATCTAACCCTGCAATTCCCATAATAGCATCGTATTGGCTTTGTGGGACAGAGCGGGGACTGGGCTCCCGGGCCCGGGCAATTGCAATCTGAGCCCGGAGGTGGGCAACATGAACTTGTGCATGTGGACGCCTGCAAAACCCTGTCTGTCGCGTTGTTGGTATACTGAATCCAGTCCGTGTCTGGGGCTGGCGCATCGCAATGTCTTTCGACTGGACCAATATTTCTTCTTTGATACGTCGTCTCGTGCCAAGCGGTGGAGTGGTTATCAAAACACACGTTATAGAATGTTTTGATTAAATCCGAATCCGGTCTTCTTCCGTATTGCGATGGCTGATTGTTGAAGTTATTGCATTCACCCTGCTCGTATGTTCCGGGGACCCAAGGAAGTCCCGGGGGAAAATATGGATCCCTTAATTTGGGGCATTTGTTTTCCCTGTTTTCGCCATACGAGTAACCCGGAATCGGTGGCTGACTTGACTCCCCCTGCTGATCAAAGATATGCTGGATATTTGATTGGGTTGTCTCCTCGGATCTTTGGCAGCAGATGCATCCATTGCACGATTGCCCGGGCGAGAGGCAGTTATTTGCACATGGACATGTCTTTGGCTCGTCGCACGGGGTCTTTTGCCTGTAGTAGCCCGACATTGTGCGCCTGCCCTCCCAAAGGCCGTTCATCCACTTAAAGAGCTTGTCCCTCTTGATCTTTACCTTTTTTCTGGCCTCCCAATACTTCTGATCCATCCCTTCGGGCTTTTCGTTAGGCAAAAGCGTAAACGGGCATTGCTCGAGGCACCAGTAATATCCCCCGGCCATAACTACTCATAGCAACCGGGCTCGGGCCCAAGAAGCTTTGCCGCGTAGCCTTCGTAACAAATTAAAGGCGCCACAAGATTTGACTTAACATTTTGTACCACAACAACAGAATTATTTTCGTTCTCAAACTGGGCGACAATTATTTTGCCTTTTGTCTGCCTTCCTCCGGAAACTGTAATTCTCCAGTTGTTGCTCCCGCTTTGCGTGACTGTCTCGGTTTTGATTCTTGCTTCCTGTATTTGCAGGTCATTATTTATGGTTGCCTCAACAACAACCGAATGGTTGGAGCTCGGTAGTCTTTGCCATGAGTTATCTCCAGTTCCATCAACCTTTTTCCCGTCTATATAACCCTTCCTGATTTTAAACTCATATCCTCCGGCCTGAGTCTTTCTGAGGTAAACCTTGAACGGGTGGTTGCTGATAAGCCTTGGTAGCTTGATCATCCCGCCGCCAAAGAATCTTGCGTCAGTTCCAAGAACATGGCCGTACCCCTTGGCTGGGCTTACGCCAAGGCCCTCGATGTCCTGAGCATTTACGGCCCCGCTAAACTTTTTCTCAAATTTGCTCATGGAAATTGTGAGTGGGTTACGATGCCGTCCATTGGGACTCTGTTGCTCGGCAGGCTGGTGGTCGGATAGGTATACTGGTTGTTGTAGAGGCGAACAAAGCTCATGGTCGGGTTGTATGTGAAATAATCCCCACCAAGCCACTGCCCACCCGTGAAATCGTCGGCTGCTCCTGCTCCATACGTCAGGCTTACCTGTGGCGAGGTGGGAAGCTCGAAATAGTCGCCAACATACCCGCTTAAAAATGGCAGGTCCGGGGATGTCCAGATCGAATAATCCGGGAAGGGCGAGTCAGCCGGATTGTGTGGAACTTGGGTTAATCCGGCCCCAAAGCCTTTTGCCGAGTTGTATCCGTAGAATGTCGTGTCCAGATAAGAGCTTCCGTAGTAATCGCTTCTCGTCTGCCAATTCCACGACTGCACCACCGTCCCATCTGTGAGAGCAAGAAAATTTGGGTCACGATTGGCGAAGGCATACCCATTGGTAAGGCTGCTGTCTTGGTATGGTGTTTGGGGATAAGAAGGATGGGCTGGATCTGCAACCCTTTTTGACTCAATGCTGACAGCAAGCCCCCTGTTCATTCTTGATGACATTAGGACAAGCCGACCCTTAGAATACCTTCCATTTGCCCATACCGGGTTAACATAAGTTCCTGTATATGTCGAAGCATCATTGATAAAAATGTCGTAGCCGGAGTTGCCAAGCTGGTTGTGTGGTGTGCTGGTGCTCGGGGAGTAGTCCGAAAGCTCCCAAACAATTCCGTTGTATACCGTGCTTGTCACGAGAACCGGAATACTCCATTCGGTCACGTCCCACCAATTCGTTCCACCCTGCTTGAAATACATGGGGGCGTGGTTATGTGGGTTGTATGGATTGAAGCCTGTGGCCGCAGGATTTCCTGCCGGAGGCGGCGGGGCACACGGCGGGTACACAACTGGGGTGTGAACTCGGCTATGCGGGGCGTTGAGGGTGCCGCCTATGAAATTCATTGTGTTGGCCCCAATGGTCAAAAGCGGTTTTGCGGCCCTGAACGATTTTGTGATTGTAAATGAATCAAATTTCGTTGTCGCGGCTAGCGCGGCCGTAAAAAGGGACTCTCCAAGGTCGTCTTCGTTCGGGACAGTATTAAGAAGTGTGGACCCGCCGTTCCCCTGAGCTTTGCCCGTCACCGACATTCTTGCGTTTGAAAAAGATGTCGCAATTCTGGATGTCGTAAGGCCGTCCCACCCAATGTTTGGCGGTGTTGTGTCTATGACATAGCCCGGATTTGCATCCGTGAATGTGTATGCCGTTTGATCTTCCGTGCTGATTCCGCAATTTGGATTAAGGGAGTTGTTTGGCTTGTCGGAGACTGAAAGGCTTGATGGGATTTTTCTTATATCCAATGTTATGTTTTTGTTGTATACGCTTGTCCCGGCAATAGAGAGAGACAAAGTTGTGAGGCCGCCATACTCAAAATAAATCCCAACTTGCGTGTTTAGTGCGACTGTTTTGGAGATGACCCCATACTCAAAAGTGGCAGGCTCTTCGTTGTAGGTAGCGCCATTTAGGGCAAGATTCACGTTCCCGGTTGTCGGGGCGCCATCCAGTCCGAGAACCTTGAGGTATGCGATATGTGGGCAGCACTCCTCCGAAACAATCCAATCCGAGGAATACTCTCCGGCGGCATTCAGGACGACAGTGGATTGGGTGACCTCTGTAAAGGTGCTCCCGGCCGCTCCGTAGAACCCGGACTGCATCAGGGCCAGCCGTGGTCCTGCCTTATAAAAGTTAATATCAAAAGTTCCGGTCCACCCCAGCACTCCGGCGCTCGGCTCCTTGGATATTGCAAGTGACCCGCCATTTACCTCCCCATTTGTTGTTCCCGGAAGCGAGTTAATTGTAACCCCGACAGAATTTGCCCCTTGCGTGAAGGTTATCCAGCTTATGTTTCCAGAGAAAAAGTTGTTGAAGCTGTAGGTCAGCGCGCCGCTTGATCCCGTCCCAGATGTCGGCTGGTTGATGTTAATTGTAAATGAGAACGGCAGGGTTATCTCGCCGTCACCCTCTCCGTCGGAGTCGGCATCTAGCGCAGCAAGAATTTGCGCCTGTTTGCCCGGGACCCAGTTCGTGTTGAGCGGCTCTCCGGTTACAATGGCGGACTGCCCGGGGAAGGTGATGGTGGGCCTCATCGAGGGCTGGATGCCCGTAATTGCGACGCTTATCCCCTCAGAGGTGTCCCCGTATTCGCTGTCTCCCGGGAAGGCTATTGTCAGGGTAAATGAGCCGGCCTGAAGAATGTTAATGGTTGCTGGATAGCTCGCACCCTTGGTGATTGTTGCAATGCTTGTATTGCTCGATTCGAATGTAATTAAATTCCACCTTGCCGTGGTCATTGTGAAGTTTGTTGTAAATGCGAATGTCTGTGAAAGCCCTCCTGACGCATTGAGGGCAAGGGTGGCTGGGGCCGTGATTACGGCCGGTATTTTTGTTAGCGTAAATGTAAGCGAGGCCTCTATGGCAAAATAGTCGCTCGTCTCTCCGGTTGATCCGGTAATCACAGCTTCTCCCGGGGCATTTCTTTGAAGGGTAACGGATCCCGACTGGGTAAAAGAAACAACGGACACGGCAGCAGGGTTGCTCGAGGAAATGGATGTAAACTGCACCCCAGCTGGGGCGGTGAAAGCAAGCGTAGTTGTTCCGGCTGAATACACCTGATTCACGTCTGACGGCGCACTAACCTCCGGCGTATTTTTTGTTATTGCAAAAGAGTCTGTTGCGGATCCGGTTCTTCCGTCCTTTACGGCAGTTACCCGGATATAATAGGAGCCTCTCGCCGTTGGGGCATTGGAAAGCCAAGTAAGCCCACCATCCGAACTATACTCTATGGTTATGACGCTTCCGGATGGGGCCGTATACGAAAAGGCCGCGTAGGCGTATCCGGTATAAACCAAGTCTTGGGCCACTACGGTTACCGGAATGCTTGGGGTGAGCAAATCGGAGAACAGGGTTGCGTCCAAAACGAAGGTGTTGGTTACGTTTTGTAGGGTGTTTGGGCTTGTTAGAACAGGCTGAATATAGCTTGCTGAGGATTCCCAGTGGTACGGCCTGTCGGCAGACGCTTTTGCCAAATACTTTGCAAGGATATCATCGGTAATCCTAAACATGAATTTTACCGGGTCAGCCATTGAGGACGTATAGTTTGATGCCAAGTCAAACGAGATTGTGTCGCTTGAGAAGGTGTAATTCGTGAGCCAGCTTTGAGGTGATGGATTGAATGGCATATTAGGGCTCCGGCTTTACGTCATCAATCGCTGGCTGGATTTCAAATGTAAAAACCGTGGAATACTTGATGTCTTCCGGCGGATACACGTTTTCAAAATTCTCCCTTGTGGACACGCTTGTCAGGGTTGTATCCTGCGACTTGAGGAGGTTTATTGTCGAATGAAACTTGCTCATTAGACCATACATAAGCTTTCTTATGTCCCCCGTGGATGCATGCGCCTCGGCGGCAGACACTAGCGGCAAAATGCCCCTTTTAATCTGAACCCGTGTCTTGCCAGATACGGTCGAGATTGAGACATTTCCAGATCCAAAGGCGGCGTCAAGCGGAGTTGAAACCGCGCCATAAACATCCGAAACCTCTGTGGCCGCGCCCCCCCCAGAAACAGAAACATCGGTATAATAACTATCGGAACTAGGGAGGCCCGATTTAAGTCTTACGTAGATATTCCCAGTATATGCAGATCCGGTGTAGGATATTGACTGCGAAGCGGAAAACCCGGCTGCTGCGCTTGTTTGGGAGACTTCAAAGTTTGTGCTGTTGCTTAATGTTACGCTCAGCGAGCCGGTGGCTGGTGTCAGTCCAGAAGCGGTTATTGTGAACACGGCCGAGTCGGATGGCCCTCCGTTTGAATATGACAAATTTGCCGAATACGGCGCTATTGAAATCGGCATAAACTAAACCGCTGTCCCGGTTTCTGGGCTTGCTCCTCCGGCTGGTCCGGCGTCCAAGGGAACTTGACGGGCATTCCCGACCGAGCTTGTCGGCGACCCCGGTGATCCGGCCTGACCAAAAACACGCCCGTCTGGAGTGATTCCGCCCGGGGCAGGGGGCGGCTCAAAAGCGACAATGATGGAGTCTGCCTCCATAATCCCAAGAGCCTTGAGGCTCTGCCTGTAGAACAGGGCGACCTTCTGCTGAACCTCCGGAGGAAGTCCGTAGAACTGGGCCACCATGTTGGCGGCTTGGGCGTTGCTCTGGAGCTGTTGCTCCCCATGGTAGCGGGTAAGAAGGATTTTGACGTTTAGATTGAAGTCCTTGACCTCTTCGGGATTTACCGAGATCAGGCTGATGGCATCTCCCTCTAGGTATGTAAATGCTTCAACTCTGTCTAAGTTGTCCAAAAGGATGTGCATCAGCCGGCTCAGAATTTGGTTTAACCCGCTCTCCAAGCTGAGGAGGTACTGGCTGAACATCTCGTTCCCGGCCTGATCGATGGAGCGGATCCCTGTGGCAAGCTTGGAGCTTGGGAGTCCGGAAAACTCCTGATCCCCACCATGAATCACGCCAGACTCAAGCTGAACAAGCTGAGTGAAGTAGTTTAGCATGAAGTTTAGGTCTTGGTTCTTGGTTTCCGGCAGGGTGACATAAGTGAGGGCATCGGCCGCGTTGAAGCCCGGACGCAGAGTATACGTCCCACCTGTGTTTAATATCAGGTTTGGGTTGGCCGACCCCTCAAAAGTAGCGTCAGGACGCCAGAAGGTGACCCTTCCTGAGGCACTCTGGGAAAAGTTTAAGCGGTTAATGGTAAGATCGATAAAATCCTGTGATGTTTTGAATTGTTCGACGCCGCCAAGCCCGTACCAGCGTCCGTCAACAGGGTTAATCCGAACCACTGTAAACGGCCTTTTGCCGTCTGGTGTCACATTGGCGAGGTAGTCGTAGTAGATGGCCTTGCGGTTGCGGACATCCAGCATGAGCATGATTTCCTCGGTAATGCCGTCCCCGTTGGCGTCGTATCTGAGATAGCATTCTGCGATCTCAATCGTTGGGTTCTCCTGATCGTTGGTTACTTCGGCCTCCCCGCGCTCGCTTCTGGCCTGTTTGGCGGCTGTCTTGGGGTTACTGCTTTCGCCGGCGGACAGGCGGATCTGCTCGATGGCGGCCTGAATCCGCAGGAGCTCGGCTTCCGGAGTTTCCTCGCTTTTTGACTTTGAGTAGAAGTCGGCAAGCTCCATGACCGGAGCGTCGTAAAGGTGGGCGCAAAAATCAGCATCATCCACGCTGGTGGCGTTCAAGGGGCAGATGAAGTCCTGATAGTAGACCGGCTCTGCTGTTGGGCCTTCATGCAGGACAATCTTTCGGGTGATGGTCTTCTCGATGAAAATCGGGACGATGGGCTGTTGGGTGACTCCGTCTCTTTGCAGGATCATCGTGATGCCATCCGGCCCGGGGATGAATGAATCCATGTCGGTGATGATGTCCCCGTCCGAGGCAAGGATGTCGTTTCCATTAACATCAACCAACACCTTGGCTTTACGCTGAAAGATTGATTCCTTCTTTTGGTGGGTTGTCTTGACCACGCACTCTCCGCGAACAAAGGCCATTTGCAGGATCATTGCCACGGCTTCTTTGAGCTTGGTCTTGTCGAATTTCCACCGGGCGTATTTCTCGACCCTTTCGGACACATTTCGGTCTGCCGGCCCCTGCGGAAAGGTGTTAAACCAAGGCTCTGTACCGATAAAATATTTCTGAGCCCTTGCAATCATTTGTCGGACAATACGGCGGGTCACCGGAACGATCAGATTGCTGTGCTCGAAAATTCCACCCATGACCGTAGGGCGCCATTCGACATTGTTCTCGTAGAGCCATTCGTAAACCTGCCGGCGGCCTAAAAACGATTCGTGGGCCGCCATGGTTCCGGTTTGGCTGGCCCAAGCAACCCCGCGAATAAGGGACCGGCCCATCTCGGTTTCGGTCTTTCTGAGCCTTTCGACTGCATATTCGACCAGAATGGCTTCCTGTTGCTCGGTAAGCTTATAGGGAGACGAAAAGCCGGTTTCGGCCGGGACTCCTCCGCCTAGGGCAGTCTCGTTCTGCTCGGGCTTCGCGCTCTCAAGCGCCTTTTCGAGTTCTTCTGCCTGATTGACAAGGTTTTCTATTTGGGGTGAAGCCACGGGTAAACCTCCTACCTGACGCCGGCCGGCTCAACAGCCATTTTCTCTTTTGCGCGTCGCGCGTTCCTGATTGCCTGTCTGGCGCGGCTTACTGCGTCCTCGCGGATTGAGTCCACAAGCTTTCTGGTGTTTTCGGTTGGATTGGAAATTCTTTCCTCGGTAAGGACATTGTCTATCCGGTCGCCGGCGTACTTGGAGGCAAGGGCCAGCATTGTTTTGTATTCGGCCGGAGTCATTTCCTCGTTTGAGGAGATTCCGTCCCTGTCCTTTACCTGAATGAACCTGTTTGGGGCTTTCGGCTGGTATCTGGTCTGCGGGAAGCGTGAGTTGTATGCCGCAACAAACCTTTCCAAGTGGCCCTTCTTTGATTCGACGTAGGCAAGCCCATCCGGGACAAGCCCCTTGGTAAGTCCCCCGATCATTCTTGAGGCTCTGTCCGGGATGCCGGCGGATTTTGCGATGACCTCGGCTCCGGTTATTTCACGATCCCTGACCTTGAGGTCTGCTCCATACCGAGGCGGAAGGGCCGAGTCCTCATTTCCGGTAAGGGCAGGCAGGCCGGGCATGAAGGAGTTGACCCATCCGGCCATTTCCGCTGGCCCCCACCCAGTCATTCTGTCCACATCCCACGACTCGTCACCAAAGGTGACCGCACCCGGCTCAAACAACCTCTTGAAGAAATTAGGGATAAGAATTGATGAGGCCCTTTCCCTTAGAACGTCGTAGCCCTTGTATTTGCCGGTGTCTGACGGGTTATCGAAGCCGGTTAGCTTCCCAAAGTCCCTGATGGCCTTGGAGAATGTCTTTGTAAATGGATACCGCAAAAACTCCTTAACATAGTCCCCAAGAGCTTCCGGGGCTGGTTGCCTGCCCTTGACGACCTGCTTTGTGGATCTTGCCGCGTCGGCCACGTAGGCGAGGGCGCTGACCGGCTCATATCGCCCGTAGGGAATGACATAGTTGCCGAGCGGAGTCCTTATGATTACGGATGTCGATGGATTCCCGTACTTGGTTCGGACCGCCCCTGACCCAGTGATTAAAATTGGCTTTTTGTCGTCATCGTCGTCCCCCTCCGCAAACGCAAACAGCGATGCTAGGCCGGCAATTCCGAGCAAAGCCTCTGAATGCCTTTGGGCGAGGGCATTATAGTCAAAAACATTCATGGTGTTAGCAACACGCCCACGGGAGGCCCGGAGGGCCACATTGGCCATCGCCAGAGGTGAGTAGGCGGCAGAGGCTCGCGCGATGTTGTATGGGCTTCTAATCAAAATCAGGAAGCTCTGGACAAAGCGGAGGGCAAGCTCGGCCGGGGAAAGGGATCTTCCAAAAACCTTGATGCTAGAGCCGCGCCCAACTCGCGTTGCGGCCTTGCCGAGCTCCATATTAATCATGGTAAGAGCCTCGGGGGCCAGCCCGAGAAGCTCGCCAATCGACTGATAGTCCCTTAAGGATCTCCCGAGCCCCTTGGCCTTTTCCCATAGCGGCTCCGGGGTGAGTAGCTCCTCGTCCCCACGGATGGAGAGCCGTTGGGTAAAGGTGTCGCGTAGGGTTCTGTCCACGGCAAGCCGCCAAGCCAAAGACCCCTTGTCCGAGAGCTCGCTTTCCACATATTGGTCAAGTGCCTCGCCCGAGAGCCCACGAGCCTTTGCGAGCCTGTAGGCAAATGCCCCCACGTAAGCCCTTGCTCGCATTGTTTTGTTATATTCGTCGCCGGCGAGAAGGGTGTTAACGCCCAGCCTTACTAATTTCCCTGCAAGCCCGGGGATGGATTTGTCCAGAACCCCGGATTCCCTGAGCCTAATATCGGAGACATTTACGATGCCCTGCTCGACCCCAAACTGGATTCTTTCCGTGGTGAACGCAGTCATGGCTTTTTGCCATGCCTCGGCATCCCTACCAAGCCATCCAAGCTCCTTGTAGGCCCTGAACGCCTCCGACAATCCTCCGCTGATTGCCTGACCTAGGGTCTGGTATGGGGAGCCAATTTCCACCTCTTTGGGGGCTATGCGGGATCCGGAAGGATTGCCCTCCTCGTCGAAAGTCGGAACTTTGTCGTAAACTGTTTCGGTCATCTTTACGCCACGAATTGCGCCCCTGTAGTAGGTGGTCAGCGCTTCCACAAATAGGTGGGCAGGGACGGTAAGCTTGGCGAATGGAATGGTGGAGACGTTGGCCACGAGGGAAGGGGATCCCGTAAAGATGAAGGATGAGAAAACGTCGGAGGCAATCTTGCCCCAAGAGGCCGGCCCGTTGATGCCCTCGGAGATAATGCTCGAGATCCTGTTGGCCGCATGGGGATCGTCGTACCCGAACAGGGGATCGCTCTCCTTATTCTCTAGGTTTTCCGTGTTTAGGCCGAAGGCGTCGTAAAGCATCTTTCTGGCCTCATCCACGGTGAAATTGTCCTGATCCGGATCTTCCGGAGCTCTGGCAAGCAGGCCTTGACCCTCGGAGTGCTTTTTAAGGGCCTTCATGAGTTGCTTGCGGGTCATCTTCCCGGCCTTAACCATTTCGAGAACCCTGCTAAATCGCCTGTCTGCCTCTGGCCGTAGCCCCTTTAGGATAGCCAGCTTGATTTTGTTTCTTCCGTTTTTGATTCCTGTCTGAAGTTCAATGTCTTTGACTGAATAGCCCAAAAGGTATAATTGCACCGCATCGCGAAGCTGTGTGTCTTTTATAGACTCAAGGATCTGGCCGGCTGTTTGACCGGTCCGAAGCTTCTTCTTCATGTTATCCTCTTCCAGCCCCTTCAGGCTTTTGCCGACCTTGCCTAGGGCCTGATCTGCTTTTTGTGCGTTCCGGGAGAGGATTTCGCGTTCCGCCACTCGGACTCCTCCGTCCTCAATGTCGGCCTTCATTTGGGCTATGGCGGCCTCCTGCTGGCTAATATAATCAATCCATTCTTGCGGAAGATTTGCGCCAAACTGGGCTCTTGCTCGGGTCTTTTGCTCGTTCAGCGAATCTTCCGCGATAGATAAGTCCGCCTTCAGCTTTGCAGTCTGGTTGATGGCTTCTTTTTGAAGGTCGCGCCGATCAATTGCCGTGATTGGCGTATAAACGGCCTTTCTTCTCCTGTCGTCGGGATTGAAGGGCTTTCTGCCTTGAAGGGACCGGGCGGCCTCAGTCCCGGATTTGTCGTATTGCCTCTGCAAATAGAGGAAATCGTTGATCTGCTTCTCGTCTTCCGAGGCGAAGGCCTCTAGGGCCAGCTGATTTAGCTCCCTCTGGGCCGCATAGTCCTCGTCCTTGGATAAAACCTCTCCCGCCTCAAGCCCGGCAAGACGACCGAGAATCTGGCTTCTTGAAATTGTGTCTGCTTTTGCCATCGCTTCTTCGTTTGTGTATGGCTCCGGGCTTGGGGTCGCCTCTCTTCCGGCCCGGATGACTGCGCTGGCCTCAGAGCCTTTCCCGTAATCAACAAGGCCGCGCCGGTCCCCGGCAGACTCGTCACGAAGGGCGGCCTGAATTTCATCACTTGTGATCCAATCGCCGTCTAGGGCTTCTTGAAGCTCGTCTGGGCTCATCAGGTCTGGAGTTCTCGAGAGAAGCTCTGTTGGGCCAAAATCAAACTCGTCCTGCAAGGCTTGCGACGCTTGCTGGCCTTCGGCCGACAACCTTCTGGTGATGTTGGGAATGTCGAAGAGCCTTAACTGAACCGGAATGGGCCACCCAAACCTGATGGCCATCGACTCGATCCGCTCAAACATGTCGACATCTTTCGGAGCAAACTCTCCGGACTTAATTTTGTCTCGAAGCTCAAAGTATTTTGCCAGAAGGCGAGGAGGAGGTAGGGGATTCTGCTTGTAGTAGAAACTAAGAGAACCGCCCCTGCTGCCGCCCTCATTTACCTTGGTCGTCCACTCTCCGTTTCTTATAAACCCGGACTCAACTATTTTCTGAACAAGATCTTCAGGCAGCTTTAGGTAGCCCTCTACGGCATTCGCGTGGATTCTCCACGCCGAGTCAGCTATAACTGTTCCGTCATTTAGCTGAACTGCAAAAACCGGCCTTTTGAATGAATCCTTATAAGCCTCTTCATAGTCAAGAGACTCAAATGATCTTGGCTCCAGAATTTCTGGCGTCCTAGCCCCAAGCTCAAGCTCAAGCTGGCCACCGCCTGCGCCGGATTCTTTAATTGCCCGTTGGGCGTCGGACCTTGCCGAGGCAATTGACTCAAATGTTTCCCCGCGACCAAGCCTTCCGGACAGGAACACGTCAAAATCGTCCAGCTTCGACTCTTCCTCTTGGGTCAAAATCTGCTTGGATTCTAATGCTTTTTTTGCCGAGTAGATTGCATCGATGGCGTTCAGAACCTTTGAGTAGGCTTCCTCGAACCTTGATCTTGCGATGTTGTCGGGGCGGTGTCCGGAAAGCTGTTCCTCTTCCGCAATTGCTTGGAAGCTCATTCCGCGAACTTTCATTTCGATAATTCGCAAGCTGTCCGGGCCAAGATATCTTGCCATTACTTCCGCCGCAGTTCCTGACTCCGCAAGTAGCGTTTCCTGTAGGTTTGCAGACTCATCTGCCCTCTGGTCCAACTCATTGCCCGTTTCTGGATTAACAAATTTGCGCTCAACCATGCTCTCCGTGTCTTCGTCGGCTATTTCAGTTGGGCGTCTTTCGCGAGCCTCTGCTGATGTGACAATAAGAGACTTCCCCTCCTGATCGTAGTTCCCAACCAGTTTTCGGACATGATTCTCAACGGACCTCATGACAAAGTTATTGAGCCTGATCTCTTCTCTTGCCCCGACGATATGCCTCATTTCAAATCCAAGGGCTCGGTCCTTGTCGCTCATCTCTGCCACAATGTCCTCGACTGAGGGATTCTTGTTTCCGGAAACAAGGAGCTTCCTAATAATCCTTTGGACAAAGGCCTTTCTTGCCTCTGTGTAAAGATTTAGATCGCTCGAAGTTGCGTTTACGCGAGTCGCCAAAAAGTCCTTGGCAATCTGCTTGCCGCTGGCCGACTTTGAGAGAACGTCGACCATCTTGTCATAAATTACCTCCCGAAGTTGCTCCTCTCCGTACCCGCGAGCATAGAATCTGTCTGCTACCGACATTCCGCCGGCGTCCGACTTGTTGACCAAGTAAGTTATGATCTTACCCCCGGGCCTGATTCTGCCCTCCTTCATGCCTTGGTCGGTTCTGGTGAGCCCCTCCATTGGGGCTATTTCCTGTATGACTAGGTAGGCGTTCCTTGCGGACTCCTCGGTTGCGCCAGTCTCGGCATCCTGCTCGCTGTCGGGTTCCTCGGAGGACTCGAATAGGTCGGGAGCCCTAGCCCGTAGGGAGAGGGAATACCTATTCGGATATCTTAGTAACTTGCGCTCCGCCCGGGCGCGGGATGCGATAATTTCGCCTAGGCTAGCGCCGCTATCTGCTTCTCCAGTTCGGCTATCGCCCCCTCGTCCCTGTCCTTCATTTCCGACAGGTTGCGATGGATTGTCTTGAGGCTGATTAGATTGGCCTCCTTCTGTGCCGGTTCTGAGAGATTCTGATGACGACTGAAAACCTCTTGCACTATTCTTTGTGTTGTAGCTGATGTATTTTGTTCTGAGGTCATTGATGTCCTTCCAATGTCTTGCATATATACTAGCAAGTATCCGTTCTGTTGCTATGTCGTCAACGCCAAAGGCACGGATCCTTGCATAGTTGTTTGCGAGCTCGGAGGTAAACTGAGAGCCCTCATTCCTTGCGTTAACGTGGGTTATTTCATGGATGAAAACGTGTATGGTCTCTAACGCGGCGGCTTCGGGGCTGACCATGGCATCCTCGGAAAGGCCGGCAGGGTTGAACCAAATGGACTTGAATGGCTTAACCATGTTCAGGCCCCTGTATTCCTTGTCTATGGATATGCCGGAAAACCACCCCTGCGCTCCATCGGACGCCAAGGCTGCGTAAGGCTCCATATTCGGCCCCACCTTTGCTCCAAACTCCCGCATGAAGCCGGAAAGGGCGTTTCCAAGGCTTGCAAACATCTTTTTGGCCCTTCCTCCGTCCGCTTGAGCCGAAAGATCGATGTTGGTGTTGTTGTGAAACAGGGGTACGCGGGGATCCATTCCGCTGACATCAAGTGCCGCCGACTGGAAATTAATGTCCTTTTCGGGCTTGAATGACTGCTTAACGTACTCCTCTTTGGGGATCTCCTTTGGCTTTATTCCCGATTGGTCCGAGTACCTGATAACCACATTATCACCAGAAAAATCAACGAATTCCGGCTTCTCAATTGGAACCGTGGGCCGTGGCTTGGGCCGTGCGGCTGCTATGTCAGCCAGCTCATCCGAAGTAAGATCCTTCTGCGGGTCGAACTGAGGCATTTTTTCCAAGTTTGAAAACGATTCTTTGGCCTCAAGGAGGTTTTGCTCGGTTGCCATGCGCCTGAGGTACCCATACATGGCGCCCACGTCCTCTTTGATGGTTCCGCGCCATCCCTCTCTGGAGTTGTTGAATGGGTAGGCGGCGTTTTCTGGCTTAACCGACGGCCTGACGTCGAGAACTATGTTGTATGGAAGGACGCCCTCCTCCTGCCAGCCGAATACGTCATAGCGACTAAGTCCGAACTGGTGCAGGCCGGCAGACAATATCTCAATCGTTGGATACTTCTGCCTTTCCGGGTTGATGTAGACATCAATATTTCCCCAAGAAAATCCGAACCGAGTTTCCTTCTGATAGTCTTGTTGGTTTACCCCTAGGTTTAGAATTTTGTTTACTGCTCCTGTATACGGGTTGGGTGGATAGGCGAGTGTTACTTTAATTGGGCCAATCAGCGGCTTGCTCAGAAATGCCGGTTCTTGCGGAAAGTATAGTGTCTTCGTATTTCCCTCTGAGTCCTCAATTGTTTGAGGAATGACAACCTCAACGCTTGTTCCGGACGGCTCAGACGTCTTTTCCGTGACCACATTGATGGGGTCTCGATTAAGAAGGGTCTTCCGGTCCGTTAAAACGGTGGACTTTACCCCGTCCCTAACGCTGACGACCTTGACGCTGTCGGATCCATACAAGAAGGCCATTTTGGCGAGCCCTAGGCCGCCGGAGGTGTTTTCGGCGCTCTGCTCCTTGTGGGTTCCGGCAATCGTGAAAAAGGCTTTTTGGATGATTTCCGGTGTCATGCCGACCCCGTTGTCCGTCACCGATACCGTTCTCTTGTCTGGATCTAGCCTTATAAAAACCTCTCCGGGATTTTCGTTGGTTGCGCCGGCGGCCCGAGCGGCATCAAACGAGTTCTGGAGGAGTTCCTTGACGGAAACTTCAACTAGGTTCTTTTCATACATTTTGGGCCCAAGGAGGTTCAGGATGCGCGAGTAATTGATTTCTGGCCGTATTTCCACGCTTCCTTTTGTCTCTCCAATGGTTGAGCCGAATAGGTCTGGCTGTCTGGCCGCAAGCTCAAGCGGGTCTTTTTTGGCAGGGAAGATGGGCGCCTGCGGCTTGGAGTTGTCTGGGTAGATTGCGCCGGCCCTATCAAGGGCGATGCGAATCATGTTAAGATTGAGGTCGGGCGTAAGCTTGGTCTCAAGCCCGGGCAACATGGCTTCGGAGGCCTCCCGATAGATGCTTGCCACCATGTCTGAGTAATTGGCGATATAAGAGGCGATTCTTTCCGGGGATCCCTTAATTCCTCGCGCGTTCGGGATTTTAGCCAGCGGGGAGGCAACGCCTTGAATGCCGTCCAGCTTTCCGTCCCTTACGATAGGCACAAGGACCATGGCCTGTTGTGGGCTGATGGTTCCAAAGAGGCCTGACTGGTTGATATAATCCTCGTATTCGGCCAGCCCGACCATGGCGATGGCCCTGTTGTCTCCGCTCTTTCTGGCGGCCTGCTCCCGCTCGGCCCTGTAGGCCAAATAATCCGAAAGGGATTTCTGGATGGCGACTATGGGGTTGGCGTCTTTTGCATCCTGACCCAAAAGGTCTTCGTATTTCTGGAAATCCTGTTTTACCCGGAACAGGGAAGGGGAGGCTTTCTCCAATCCTTGCTGAAGCGTTGCGATTCCGTTGTTTCGGGCAATCGTTGGCGAAACAAGCATGTTGATTGTGTCGAAAGTCTGCTTGGTGAGGGCCATTTCACCCTTCTCGTTGGTCGGGGCGAACACGTACCCAAGAATTGCCCTGCGGATTCTGGCTTCAAAATCGGGCGTGTAGACGCCGTTTTGATAGTATCGTCTGTCGCTATCGTTGCTGAATATGCGTAGCCACCTAGCCAAAATGTCGTCGTTGTTGCCGGCTGGTGTTCCATCCTGATTCAGGAGACTTGGCTGCCCATTGACCATGACCTCCTGCGGAAGGCTAAGGTCTATGTCATCAGAGATTTCCAAGGCGTCGGCTAGGGCAATTTCCGCATCGTTTTCGTTCCCCGTGCCGAGATTGGCGTCCCTCGCAATTCTCCGTAAGTGCTGTTTCTCGGTTCCCAGCGAACTATTGAAAGTGTTTTGCCAGTCGATCTTCCTGACCAGCATGGGCCTTTGGCCTGATGCCAATATTGCGTCTATTTTCCCGGCTAGCTCGGGGTACTTGGCCTTCAGTTTTGCGACATAGTCTGCGACCCTTTCGTCCGGAGCGGACGAGTACCCCTCGGTTCTTCCGTGCCCGGCAATAATGTCAAAGCCGGCCTGATTGACGCCGTAGGGGTTGTTCTTTGCCTCAATTACGGTTGCTGGGCCGGTATCAAGCTCGCCGGTGTCCCTTGACGCGGCTTCGTCCTTATCCCAATCCCGGGCAATAACGGCAACCTTTGAGGCGTACCCCTCGTCCCCGGTGCGATCTCGAAGCTGGAGCTCGGTTCCTGCCATATTGTTGAGCTCATTAATTGGAACAACGTCCAAGTCATAACGCACCACGCCATACTCCGTCTTTCTGGTATTTGTGGACTTTAGTCCCTGCGTTTGGGCTGGCCCAGAAACCTGAACTTGCCCTTGAAGTCGCTGCTTGGCCTGATCCGGGGTTAGGTTGGATATCTCCGCCGGCGTAAGCCCCATGTCCCGAAGCCTTCTTTGGGTTCCCGAATCAATTGATGGCCCGGAAGCTTCCTGCTGTCCGGCCTTCATATCCAAAACGTCGTTGATCGACTGAATAAGCGAATCCAGATCCGCCGCAACTTCCGGATTTGTTTCAGATAGCGACCGGCGAAGGCCGTTAATGGCCCTGAGGATGTACTTCAGGTAATCCTTGATGGTCTCCATCAGGCTGGCCGTTACAGATCCTCCGCCCCTTGCCGAAGCTTCCGCTACCTCTGCCGCTACCTCTGTCCTTCGCTTGGAGTTAAGTTGCTGAAGAAGTTCCCCCATCAGGGTAACATCGCTAATTCCGGAGCTTTCGGCCCACTCCATAAACTCCTCAGCCGTATATCCGCCCTCCTTTATGGGCGGACCATCCTTGCCGAAATAAACGGAGGCCGAGGACATGAGGGCGTTAAGGATTCTTTGATCCTGTTTGGCTGACTCAAAAATGTTTTGATAGAGCCTTGAGCGTTCTTCCTGATAAAACTGCTTGTAGTCGGACCTGCCGGATTCATTGGCCTTGAGGTTGCTGGCAATAAAGTCAGCCATGTGTCGAAATTCCTCGCCAAAGGCCCTGTTTGACCATTCGGGCGCTTTTTCATCCAGCCGAGTGAATAGCCTTGGGTTAACGACAAGGCTGATCGTGCCGTCCTCCGCTAGGCTGGCCTTTATCGCCGCCTTGGACTCCGAGTCCTCCCTGATTCCTATGGATGCCTTGAAAATGGATCTGGCCTCTCCAGCAAATCTTTCCAAACGACGGCGAGCATTGATGTATCTCTCCTTTGAGTTTTTGCCTTCAAGCCGGCGCATGTAGGGGTTAATTGCCCCACCAACCCTCTTTCTTTGCGTGTCTGGCCCTGTTAGGAGCGCGGATGGCTCCTGCCCGACCAATTCCTGCTGTTCGGCCAGCCGAACATCCCCAAAAGCGATTGTTTTGGCCCCGTCCTCCTTGAGTTGTTTTAGGGCAAGCTGTTTGGCCTTGTTTTCGTTTTCGGCCTGTATTGTCAGGGTTCCCTTAATTTTCCCATTTTTTGTGTATGGGACCGCCCAAGTTTGGCCGGTTTGCGGCTTGGCTTGGTCTGTCGTGGGGGCTGGCTCCGGGGGTTGCTGTTGCTCCGCCTCAAGCTTTTGTCTGGCGGCTTGATCTCTTTCCGCCCTGACATCCTCTTGGGCTGGAGCCTCGGAAAGGACGGGGGGCTGGTCGGCCAGCGTGGTCGGGGGAGCCGAATCCAATAAATTCTGATTGTTGGCGACAACGGACTCCAGAGTTGGAGCCTTCCCGGAAAGAAACCGCATGAAGGAAGGGGATACAATTGTCTTCCCGTCTTCTGTTTGTTGGAAAAGCTGGGTTCCTCCGACCTTAAGCTTTAGATCCTGCTTGGTCAGCGGGGCTCCCACCGAGTGTTTGGCGGCCGCAAGCGCGGCCTGCTGGAAGCTGGCATCACCCTTGGCCAGCGGCTGGTCGGGGAGGGATCCGATTTCGTTCTGAAGCGAGAAGCGAAGGGCCGCGTCCCCCTGCATGGCTTGAATGAGGTTGTACCGCTGGAGAAGGAGGTCGTTTCTTTTTAGGCGAAGGATTTTGCCTTGCGCGGGATCTTTGGTCTGCTGAATCTGAGAGTTGATCGCGACAAGCTGGGAGTCAATTCGCTGTCCCACTGCGATTGCCCATGTAATCCCGGTGCCGCGAAGCTCGTTTTGAACCGAAAAGGGTTGTCTTGCGGCAAGCTCGAATTGCGGGTTTTCCTGACCTTGGGCCGGCGTGACCGTATCAGCGTACTGGCGCCAGCCGCCCATCGGAACGTCGATAGAAAGGTTTTGATATTGCCCGGAAACATTGTCCAGTCCCTCGTTCTCCATGAGCATGGATGGAATGACCACTGTTTTTTTGTAAATTGACCCACCGACGCCACCAATAATCGGAAGGGTAAAGCCAAGCATGAAGCCCATCATCGCTTCTTGGAATGCGCCCTCGTTCCAAGGCCTGCTGGGATCCCAGTTTTCGTATTTTTCAGCCAAGGCGTTCAAAAGAAGTTTTTGGGATCCTTCTGCCCCAAACTCGGTTGCGCCGGCAAGGGGGGGCGTCAGCCACATCGGAACTTTCTTCTCCCCGACTTGAACAGCGGTTCTTTTGAAAAAGCTTCCCAATGTCTTGGGGGTTACGGCGGCCGCGCCTTTAAGCATTCCAAAGGCAAGTTTCATGCCGATGGCGTCGGATACGGTGTCGATAAACCCGCCAAGTCCTGCGTACCTTAGGGCGGCAATATGGGCGTCTGCTTCATTGAGTGGCTTTGGTTCGTCCTTGATTTTACCAGCCTTAAACTCGGCCAGTTTGGCCTGATAGGTTTGCTCCTGATCTTCTCGGGCTTCCGTGTAGAGCCGGCCGGTGTTCATCGCCATACCGACCGGTATTCCCTTGCTCCTCAGCGCGATGTAGGGAAGGGCTGTCCAAGCGTAATCGCCGATACCCTTAAGAAAGTTTCCGGCCGTTGAGGCCTCGAACTGCGGGTCAACGTAAAAACCCTTTTTCAGGGACTCTATATTCCCCTTGGCCGAAGAGGCCGATTCGTCCATCCAGTCGGCTATGTATTCAACAAACGGCTTGGCGGCCTTGGTTTGGTAAATCTTATCCAAAATGGCCTGCCCGGCCATGTCGGAGGCGACCCTGACTGGGGCTAGGGCTGGGTTGCCCTCCAAGCTTGGCAACACCTTGGCCAGCCAGCCGGCTGGGCCGATTGCGTCCATTACGTCATCCCCTCCGGCCGCCTTGGCCCTAAGTCCGCTTGCGGATATCTTGAACAGGCCTGCCGCCGATTCTTGGCTGGCAACGAGCGGAGCCCTCATGAACGAGGCGATTGAGTTGGCTAACCAGCCTTGGCCGTCCTTGGATTTTTTGTATTTCCCGTAATCCGAGAGCATGCGGTCGGCGTCTTGCTGACTTCCGCCGTTGGCCACGTAATCTTGGGCAAGCTTAACAACCCCCGTGTCGTCACCGGCTTGGGCCAGCTGGCCGAACCTTTGGCCCATTGCATTAAAGTTTGCCTGTCTTTTTAGATACTCATCGCGAATTCCGGCTGAAGCCCTCTCTGACTGCGCCTTGGCAAAGGCATTGGCTTCGTTGGTTATTTCTTCAGTTTTTTTTTGAAACGAATCGTTGATGGCTTTTTCGGCCTCGGACGATGTTTTGAAAATGTTTCCGACTCTGTCGGACGCGGCATTGGCCGCCGGCTCAAGGGACTTGTATTCTTCGCCAAGCCTCTGAATCGCCTGCCGACGGCCTTCAAACCGAGAATTAAACTCGGCCTGCTCCTGAGGAGTCATTTCATCCCATTTTGACGTGGCCTCCTCAAGCTCCCTGTTGGATATGTCCACCAGCTGTTTGATGGTCTGCTTGCGAATTGCCGCAGGCAGGATTTCCTTGCTGGCTTGGTTGTAATCTTCTTGGGCCTTGATGGAGAGCTTGGCCTTCTCAACTGCGGAGCTTCCGGCCTCTTGCTCAATCTTGAGCTTGGATCTGAGGTCATTCCCGGCCGTCCTAAAGAACGCAGAATTTTGCTGTGCCGGGACGTCTGGCGTGGCGCCCTCGACCATCACTGTCCCCCTTCCGCCGGCGACGGCCACTTGGTCCGGCTTGGCCATAAATGCCTCTTCTGGGGTTTCGCGTCCTAGAGTTCTGTAGGTCTCCTCAAGGCTACGCACCACCGGATCGTCGGAGGGATTTTTGCCTTCACGAAGAGCCCTTTCCTTGGCCTGACGAAGCAAGTCCATGGCAACGCCCTGCTTCTCAATTTGCTTAAGTGCGACCCTTTGTTTTTTTAGGTCCGTGACTTGCTGTTGTAGCCCAAGTCTTGTTTTGGCTGATTCCTCTGGCTGAAGTTGTTTGCCGTCAAAAATGGGGAGTTCGCCGGTTGTTTTTGATGCGGCTTCCATGTCCCGCAATTCGCGCTCCTTAAGCTCAACCTCGTCGATTTGAGTCTGAAGCTCGGAAGAAAGCAGGGAGGAGGCTTTTTGATTTTGCTCAAGAAGCCCCTTTCTGGCGACATCCCGAACCCCCAGATCCTGCGAGTTAGCCAACTCCTCGTAGCCGCCGATAAATTTATAGTTTTTGGCGTCCGGCTGTCTTGGATCTTCAAACTCCTCGTAAATTCCGCTTTTTGGGGTTCTGGGGTCTGACGAGGCATCTTTTCCAACAATTAGAGACCGGCGTTTTGCCGACCGATCCTTGGCTCCGCCGTACTTGTCTGTTTTTAGCGTGTCGTCAACGAGCTCGCCGGTTGGGAGCCTTCGCTGAACTGAAAATTCCGCTTCGGGCCTTTCAAGCCGGCTGATTCCGGTGCTTGGGTCTAGGGATACTTTTGGCTGAAGCCCTTCCTGCGGGTCTGTATACGTGGATATTCCGGCGCTTTCAAAAACCTCTTTTTTCCCTCCTTCGAATGCCCTTGTTGCGCTCTTCTCCTCTGCCTGAATATCCCTGTCGTCTTGTTTTGTCTCAGAAATAAACTTGCGTAAACCAGAAGGAGATCCTGCCGCAATCGGGCCCTCATAGGCCTCGCCCTTGTTCCTTGGGCTACCGCCCGTGATGGAGTCCAAGCCCATGTCTTAAGCGAAGTTGAGTCTTTCTCCGGACTTCTTTGCCGCCTGTCTATTCCCCTCTTTCGCTTTTTCCTTGGATTCGGTTGTCTGGTTGCCCGGAGTTGCCCCGGGTCCACTGACGTTGCTTATGGTTTCCGGGCCTTTGTATTTTGACGGTGCTTTCGTGTTTTCATTCATCGAAAATGGCATAGTTGCCTCAACGCCAAAACTCCTTCCCCCGCCACCCATTGCTCCGGGATCTGGGTTAATTGGGCTTGCCCCTGTTCCGGCAAATGTGCTGGCCTGAACCGGATTTGTTTCGTTTTCATTGATAGGCCTTTTGCTCTCTGCGGTTAGCGATTGTGATTGCTGCCCACGGCTATCAATTCCAGAGTAATTCGATCCGGCGCTGGCCTTCGCCGTGTCTGCGTCCAGCTGTCTCCTGTTCCCACGGCCAAACGCATCATCCGGAGCGGCTGTTAGCTGTCCCTGCTGTCCGGCCGGAGCTCCAAACGAGTAATTGGCCCTCACGTCCTCAGCGCTTGCCTTGTAGTCCTTCGGCTTTCGGGCGTAGTTGTTGTATTGGTTGAATGAGCTTCCCTTTGTGTTTTCGTTAAATGTGTTTGCCTTATTCTGATCGGCCGAATCCAATCCAACATAGTAAGTGCTTCCGTCTGGGCGTTGCATTGTGTTCCCAACCATCTCTCGCCCATCCTTGTTTGTGTATGTCTTGCGGTCGACAACCCTGTCTCCGCCGTAGCGAGAGCGGTCCTGAACCTCTCCAGTTCGCTGGGATATTTCTGTGTCGCCGGCTTCGGTTCTGTATTTTGCGAATGGGTCTTTCCTTGCTTCCGATTGAACCTTTGAGTCGTAATCCTTTTTGGCGGCCTCGCGTCTTGCCTGATTTGATCCCGGCCCCTCTTTCCCGTCATAAGGGAGGTTGGCATCCGGACTCATCGCAATCTCCGCAACTCGGGCATCCTCGTCTCGGGTTGCGCCACGGGTTGTTCCAAGGTCTTCGTCGCGACTTGGTTGGGATCTATTGGTGGTAAGCCTCGGTCCCTTGGTGCTCTCAACCGTGGGGGTCTTTTGCTCTTGGGGTTGCGTGGGAGTTGGCGGAGGAGGGGATGTCGGGTCCGCCATTGGCGCAGGGGGCTTGGGCTTGTCGCCTTCTCCAGTTGCTGGCGTGGGCTGGGTTACCGGCAAAGAATCAAGCGTTTGCGAACCTGAGCCTTTTTGCGTGTCTAGTCTTGGCCCCTTGGTTGTGTTGTTTACGCTTGGCCCCGCGTACACGCCTTCAACAATTGGCTTTGCATCACCCCCTCCGCGCATGGCCGCGCCGGCGTCCTTATAGCGAGTGCTTCGGCTGCCACCCCCAATCAGCTCGTCTGACTGGCCTTCTGCCAAAGAGGCTGTTTTGGATGTTCCCTTCATTCCGTCACCGGGAAGCTGGATGCCGGCCGCCCTTGCGTAGGCATAACTTGGATCAAGCTTCATTCTTGCGACTGCATTTGCATTTCTCCCGTGAGCCTCGTAAATCGCTTTTGCTCGGGCCTCGGCAACGCGACCCATAAGCTGATCGCCTTCGGCTGTTGGGTAAATTCCCGGGCCAGCATAACCAAATGGGTCTCCCGCCCCCGGCCGGGATTCAATTAGGCCATTCGCAATGGCTCGGCGTTCAACGGGGGCCTCTCTTGTATTAAGGGGGGTGCGCGCCATGCCTTAATTTTTCACTCCTAGGCCGGATCTCAAATCTTTGTCGCACAAGGCGACGCACATCTAGCTGAAGCTACTTACCGCTGTCTTTTTTGATTGGAATATGTCTCTTAAATCTTTCGGCATTTCCCTTATCGCCTTGGGGGCTATGTATCTGGTTGCCCCCATAAGGGTTGCGTTGCCAATGGCTAAGGAAAGGACATCGTCATCGTGCTTGCCGGACGAGGCTTCCGGCCTTCCGCTTTCGGAAACAACAAAACTTCTAAGCTGGTCAATTATTGTTTTACACATTACAAATATTCCGCTGTCTTTTTCATTGTGGTCCCTTATTTGCGAAGCCAGTTCCTCAACAATCATTCGCCTTGTCTTGTCGGTTGTTTGCCAGCCCAGCGCTTTGGATCTTTTTGATTCGCGGAGATTGAAGATTTCCCGCTGGTAAATGTTCGCCCCGTCCTCCTTGAGGAGCTCAATTAGCGCAAGCCCGGGGCCGTTAACCTCTGGAACAATCAGGCACCCCCCGTAAAAAGAAGAGAGGCGCAGAACAAAATCCGCAAGAACGTCTATGTCCACGCGGCATGGGGGCCTGACTCTGGCAACAACCCTTGGCTTTTGATAGTTTCCGGCTGCGTCATGAAACCCGGACTTCATCACAAGAACCGAATGAGCGTCCGGATCCTTGCCGGACGTTTGCGAGCTTCCCGTCATGCAGTCAACCGACACAAGGTAGCACCCGTTTTCCTGTGGCATTTCCCATAGCCATACCCAAGCTTCCTGTGGTTCCGTGACGCGAAAGATTGGGCGAGTCATCTGCATGGGGACATCAATGACCCCGTGGACTGGCTCTTTGGTGTTCTTCTCCTGAAATGCAAGTCCATCCTGATCGAACCTAGGCCTTCCAGAGGTGAGAAAGCACGACACCGGATCGGAGGGGTATTCTTGGTCAAACTGCTTGCCGTCCCCGCCGCACTTAAGTTTCACAACTGACCTTCTCCATGCAATTTGATTGTCGTCTAAATCGAATCTTTCTTTCAATTCCTGCTCGCGGAAGGTTGGGGTCAATTCATCCGCCGGGGCGACGTTCTCGTCAAAATCGTGCCAAGCCGCAAACACGCGGATATAGCCGTTGCCCGTAATTCCCTTCTTAAAATCTTCAAATTCAACGGCCGACTGCCAAGTGTTGTAGAAAGCTCCTCCGGCGCCGTTGGGCGTGGATTCCTCAATGACAATGGTGTTTGGAGAGGAGGGGACGCAGTTGCGGATGGCTAAGAGAACCTTTTCCCCGGATCTTTCTCCGGCCCTTCGGTAGTGAGCAACCTCGGAGCACAGAAGGGCCTGCAGGGTCATGGACCGGCCGGCACCGGGGTCGTTGGCAGTCTCTTTTACAAGACGGCTTCCGTTGCTGAATTCGCCACGGCTTTGAGAGTATGTCTGCCCCCAGTCGAGGATGTCATTCTCAACGTACCGATTTACCATGTTTAAAAGGTTTTGCGATGTGTCTAGCTCATCACCTAGAAGGCATGCCGTGGTGTTTGGGTTTGACCGAAGGAAGTGGGCGACAATTGCAGAAGTGATTGTTGAAGACCCCATCTGCCTAGGCTTCAGAATAACCAGCCTTACTGGGTGCTTGTTCCTTTGAAGCCATTTGACTATTTCCGATACTCTGCGCTGAAGATAGTTGGCCCTAGGCGTAATTAGCTTCGCGTCCTTGTTGATGATTTTTGTGCATGCCTCCCACCAGACAAGAAAGTCCTTTCTGGCTATGGCCTGAACTGTTTCTAGGGTTATTTCTTTTTCGGCCATTTTTTATGGTCAACAGGAGCTCCGTATGGGGCTGTTTTCCACATGCCAAAGCTTGGGTTGAGCCTGCGTTTTTCAGACAAAGATTTGGCTTTATTTTTGCGCTTCATGTTTCCACCAATCAGCCGGGTCTTGCCTATGCCTAAACTTTACCTTGATGGCATCGTGGACTTGGGATAGCTCGGTAGTCAGCCGTATCATCGGCTCGCCGGACGGAGATGTGTAGAGATGGATAAATCCCTCGTCCCAAAGGTATTGCATCACCTGAATACAGCGGTCTTCGCGGCTCATGGCGCAAAATAAAGAAATGGCCGATAAAAATAAATTGCTCCACTTGGAAGTCCTGAGTCATTCAAATAAGCTACCGATTCTGCAAAAAACATTTCAAGTGAAACAGTATCTGGACGACCATCTCCAGAATCTGCCAACGGGCCTGAGCTAGAAAAAGTAGGAATATCAATTTGATCGTATATTTTGACAAATTTATCTGCATTACTATCTATATTTGTTGAAGATCTTTTTCTTACCTTAACTCTAGTAGTAGATGGCCCTAGCCATTGGCCCATTGCGTTTGACCCAGAATTAGCATTAAAATATAAATAAACATTTGAGGGAGCTCCATAAAGTGATTCCAAAGCATCTACTGCAGCTGTAACGATGACCCCGGCGGTAGTAATTGTAGATCTTCTTATTAAATGAATATTGACATAATTTCTGTTTGTACCTAAATAAAAATTTAATTTCAACCCACCAAAATTGATAGGTCTAAATAAATCACCACTTATTCCAAGATACTCTACTCCGTATATTACTTTATTTGCCCAAGATGGAATTGCTACAAGTTGCTCTACTCCATATTTTGCCCAAGATTCAGAATCACTAGGGGTAAAAGAAGTAGTACTTGTTACAGTTTTAAGAT